CGATACTCCACGCCTCGAGCATGGAGTTAAGCACCATCAGCGAGTCGTTGATATCGTCGACGTTCGGCCCTTGTCCCTCATGCAAAACGCCTATCAATCGGAATGACGAGCGAAGCAAGTCGAGTAGGGTCATTTAAGCCTTTCGGGGGTCTTCCAGTTCTTCGGCGCCGCTGATTTTGGCGTTGAGCTGCGCCAGGTTCTCGTAGGACTCTTTCGCCACGAGAATTACTTCGGGTGACGCTTTCAGGCCCGGAAAGAAACTGGCAAGTTCTACGGCGAGGTTGTAGGCGATGGCGCGCTCATACCCTTGCGGGAACGCTACAACGTCGGTGAGCGTCGCGAACTGCGCCAGGGGTACATAACAATGCAGCTCTACAGACGGCGAGCCCACAGGCACGGGCGAAAGACTGATGTTTGAATTGGGGTAACCGTAGTCGTTGAAGAGGAAACGGGGAATTGGGCTCGTGTCGTTCCGGTGCGGTAGGTTCGACCACTTTACCGAGCCGATAACCTCGAGCGGGAAACTTTGCGAAGTTCCGCCCACGGTGACAATGACGGAGGCGCCCGCGATTTTGGTCGGTCGCGCCATGTTCCACGTCGCGCCGGTCCCGATCGCGTACGTCTGGCCGCCGGAAGCTGAGAAAAGGTTTGTCGACAACGCGTAAACCGTGAGCCGATTTGTCGACCACGAGTTAAGCATCGCGTTGAGGACACCGAAAGCGGCCGTCGATTCGCTCACGCCCGCGGTACGGCCTGCGCCGAGTCTCGAGATAAGCGTTAGCGAGCGGTGAATCATATCTTGCGCGGTCATTGTTTACTTGTGTCCTTTTGGGTGTTGGTCGGTTCCGGAGTGGTGCCGAACACGGAAGCAGCGAGCGCGGTGATTGCGGTCTTGGTGAGCTGCGCATTGAGCGCGAGGCCCGCGTCAAGTCCGCTGAGCTTCGCGTACTGCGGGTAAATTCGGGTCGCCAAGTTGAAATGCAACGCGTCTTCAAAGCCGGCCGGCAAACTGACCGTATCGCCTACGGTGGCGAACGCTGTAAGTTCGGTCCAATAGTCAATTTCGATAGAGCCAGGTGAAGGCGCCGGCGTCGGGAACACTCGCAGGTTTACGAGTGGAAAGCTGTTATCTCGCGCCAGGGCTTGAGGGAGAATCGCGGTAACGCCGCGCCCGTCGTCGACGGTGGCGTGATACTCTTCGAATCCCATAACCTTGACGGGTGCGCGGAAGCCGCCCGATACTGCGGAGGCGCCGCAAATCTTGACGGGTCGCAAAGCCGTGGTGAAGGTTCCGCCCACGCCCATCGTGTACGCACTGGTGCCGGCGACTAGCGCGTAAACCGTGTGAGCTTCGGTAAAGATGCTGACGTGTTCATTGCTCCAAGACTTCAACATTTGGTTGAGTCTGAGAAACGCGTCGGCCTGTTCCTCGCTGGTGATGGTCTGCCCGGGTGCGATAAGCCCCAGGTCGAGAAACGCTTCGGTAATGATGTCGCTGACAAGTGCCATTTAGGATTTCGTCCGTTTCCGGTTCTTCCGGGTCTTCGTCTTCTCGCTCAAACATTCGGCCGCCTGGTCGGGTTCGGGTTCTTTTTCGGGCTCGTCGTCCTCGAGGTCGTCCTCGACGGGCTCGGGTTCGTCAAACGCTGCCGGCGTATCGGCCCATTCGGCGCCGAGCGCTTCGTCTGCTTCGGGGGTCGCGACAATGCAAGCGGGTAGGGTCCGGTGATAGCGCCAGGTGGGAAACATTTATTTCTTCTTTCGTGTGTTGAAGCGGAGGCCCCGCGATCGAGGCCCCCCAGGTTTGGTTAGCTCTGGATTCTGCAGGCCAGTTCAGGGCGAAGGCATTTCCACCCATAAAGAACATCGAGGCGACACGGGAATTGATCCGTGGCGATTACGTACTGGCGAACCATGCGAACCGAAACGCCGGTGCGCTTGTCGGCCTTGCGTGCGCTGAAATCAACGCCTTGGGGCATCTCGAGGTCTGCGCAAGCGAGCGTAAAAGCATCGCGATGAAAAGCGAGCGATTGAGCCGAAACGGTGCCGGCCGCGCCGACAACAGTGATAGCCGCGCCGTCTGCGGGACTCGCATTGACGGTCTGAAAACCGGTAGTCGTCCTGATTGGCGGGTCGATAGAAATCGTTCCGCCGCCGCCAATGAGCGAAGAGAAAGCCGCGGTTACAACGAACTGCTGCAGCACGCCGGGTAGAATGGCCTTGCTTTGCGTGTTGACGCTGTAAACGCCTGCGATGGTGAAGATATCGCCAACGCCGAGCCGGGAAGCGACGGCCGCGGTCCAGCCCTTCGTTAACAGGGTTGAGCCGGTCTGTGCGGCGCCGTCGACGAGCGGGGTTCCGCCCTGTGCGCCGATGGTCAACGCGTTAACGTTCTGATCCATCGAGAATTTGTAGCCGGCTGCGCGGCCCATGGTTCCGTCGCGATACTGCTTGGCGATATCGGTGGTGTCGTTGAAAAGTCCAGCGAGCCCGATAACGAGGTCGGCCTGGTTCTGCGAGCTGATAACCGCGTTGCGGTCCTGGTCGCGGGGGGTGCCGGTGTTGTCGAGCTTCACGCCGGCATCGGTGTAAGGCTTGAGTGCCAATCCACCAACGGCATAAAGCGACGTGCCCGGGGTGCCCACGGAGTTGTAGACGTTCTTATAGAGCGCCATTCCGTCGTTATCGATGCGGTTCGCGATGTTGGCGAGCGCGGGCTTAATGAAGCGGTCGGAAAACTCGTCGATCGAGAGCGTCAAGTCAGCCGAGCTGAAAGAGATGTCGACACCGGCCTGTGTGGTCAGTGACACATCGACGCTGGTTTCGGTCGCGTCTTCCACCGAGATAGCGGCGCCGGTGCGGCCCACATACTTCGGGGGCATACGCACTTTAAGCGTGCTGCCGATTTTCTGGCCGGCCGCTGCCTGCGTGCCAAAATCCTTGCTATAACCCTTGTCCACCGCTTTGGTGAAGGCGAGGTTATTCTCGAGAACCATCAACGCTTCTTTGGTGATGAGACTCGGCGTTAAAAGAGTGTTGCCCATGTTACGATCCCGCCTCCCGGCGGTATTTGCTCTGCCTGTCTCTCGACGGTCAGATGCGGTTTAAGAAAGTTGCGCGCCCCTAGTGAACCTTGCCGCTTTCGCGAGCCTTCCGGTATTCGTCGTTACTCATGTCGTCCACACGTTTGCCGGCCGAAGCTGACTTGGTGCCTACGGGTTTGATTGGCGCGGGTGCTGCACTGACTTTCGGTTTCTCGTTTTCAGGAGTGGCCGTATCTTCGGCCGCGTTGGCGTCGAGCGATGCAAGAATTTTGCCCAGTGCGAGAGTGGCCGCAAGTGGTTTCAGGCCGTTGATTCGCTCGCGTTCCGCAGGGTTCGCCCCCAGGAAGTAAGCCAAATCGGCGCCGTTTTCTGAACCTACAATTGCGTCATGCACAGCTTGCGAAATCGGCGCATCTGTCAAGGCTACTTCGTCGTAGTCCTCGTACCGCGTCCGAGCTTCCGCTAACTGCTTGCCCCACTCCGCGCCGGCCGCCTTGGCTTCGGTCGCCGCTTTCGCGTCGGCCGCTTCCTTGGTCTTGGTCGCGTCGCGTTGATCTGCTTTCCAGTCGGTCAATTGCTCGATAAAGGCTTCGTACGTTTCGAAGTCCTTCGCTAAGGGTTTACCCTCTGCTGCTTTGACGGGTTCGGGCTTCTTCTCGTCTTGCGTCGCAGCGGGTTTCCCTGCCAAACGCGCCTCGAGTTCTGCTTTCTCGCGTGTGAGCTTGTCGATTCGTTTCTGGAAGCCGCCTTTTTTCTTGGGCTCTGCTGGCTCCTGAACTTCTTCGCCCGTTTCCGAATCGGGTACAGTTTCAGCCTCTTTCGAGGCCGCGGAAGTTTCCTTTACTACTTCGGGTGCCTTGCCAGTCTCCCGCAGTGTGCGGTAGTCCTGGTGCGACAATTCCGGGTCCGCGACTAGCGCGGGTGCCGGCTTCCCCGTCGTCTCGACGGTGTTTACTTCTGACATGGATAGCGAATCTCCAAGGATGTTTGCGCGGTGTGTTGCGCCCGCCGCTAGGCTTTGCTGCTACTGTTCGCTTCAGTAGTCGCCAGTCGCGGGGTAGTTCTTTACTGGAGGACGTAGAGCGGCATTGTGTCGCTAGTCGCGAGCACCGCGTGAGAGGCATTCTGATAACGCATCTGGTAGATGTGCGAGGCCTGCCGGCCGTCGATGTTGGGAACTGCGCACGGTGACGTTGTGCAGACTGCCGCAACGTGCGGTAAGCCGTTCGGTTCAGTGATGATGAAGGCAACTTCCGCCGCGGTGGCCACACTGGCGAGTCTGAAAGGAATCATCATGGTGCGCCGGTCGGTGTCGGTGGCCACGCCGCCGAGCCGTACCGCCGGCCATTGATGGTTCATCCCCATGCCGAAATAAAAGCCGTACCATTTTGCTAGCTGGATACTTCGCAGGTTTGTACCGCCCAAGTTGTAGAGAGCTGGAACGTAGACCCCGCCCGTGTTGGCGTGGTTCGGGTCGCCCATTAGCGAGCCGAACACCCTATCGCCGTATGCAAGCGACGTTGGGGTATTGGTGGCCTGGTGGTAGATGTTCACGAGCTTCGCGTTTTCCGCGGTCAATTCGCGGGCGCGCATGATGCCATCTTTGACGAGCAAACCTGAGTTGCAGAGGGGTTGCGTCTGCGCGTAATCAGTGCCCGGGGTGGCTGTCAAAAGAGGTTCACAGCCTGCGCCGCGCAAATAGGTAAACGCGTCGGCTGTTGGGTCCTGCCCGTAATCGTGCTGCCAGGTGGCCGCGGCATTGGCGAGGGTGAGATATCCCGCGCCGAGCCCCCCAGGTAGATACGATTTCCATTTGAAGTCTTGCGCGCGTAATGTGAGCATGTACGGCTGTTGAACGAGCCCCGCCGGCCCGCCGTTGCCTGCGCTGTTTGCGATTCCGCAACCATGAGCGCTACAAGAGTTGCCTTGCCAAAGAGCGTTAAGCGTGATGGTGCTTCCGGAGTATGAGCACGCCCAGTTTTTCTGTAGCGCCGGGTCCGAGAAGTCGAGAGGCCCGCTATCAGTGGCCCAGCCGCCAATACCCATTGACGTTGTATCG